TAATAATAACAAAAGTATATTATTAGAATTAAATGATAGAAATAATATTAAATATTTATTAAAAGATAAATATAATTATTTTATTAAATTTGATATTTTCAAATATAAATATAATATTATTGTTAAAGCAAATCCAATTAGTTATAATTATACGAAATTAGATATTGATATTAGACAAAATAGAAATAGTAAATATAATACTACACATTTAAATTTTAATCATTATAGAAGAATTGATAATATTATTTATAAATATATTTACAATAATATTATTCTCAAAAATAAAGAGGAAATGTCAATTGAATTATTCCGTTTCTTTAATAACTATTAACGGATTGTTTGCATGATAATAGATATGTTGGTTCACCGAATGGATAACCTGGTGAATAATTTTTATTATTTTTATTTAAATTTTGCCAATGATTTAAATCTCCATTATCCACAACATCATTATTTAGTAATGGATAAAATATATTTTGGTCTTGCGGTATTTCTAATAATGGAACATGATTATCTTTTGCTACCATGCGATAATTAATTCCAATTCTGTCAAATCTTTCAATAGCTGTTGCCTGTGGATTCCAAAATAAAGGGTCATATCGATTAATTCCGGTTTCCTTTAATGTGCACGGAGGATTAGATAAGCGACATGACTCAGTCGGAATTGCACATTTACGAGTATCACCATTATATTTTGTTTTACATCCGGTAGATACATAACTATTAGGAGCATAACCATCTTTATTACATTTTGAATTCTTATAATTTAATCCTGATAATTCAGTTGAATCATCCACTGCTTTTTTCATACTACATGTATTTTGTCCATAATTTTGATATCTTAAAAAAGGGTCATCTGGTATTATTACACCACAGTCATTACAATCATTATATGGTGAATTTAATTGATATATACCTGGTAATATTGAACGTGCTAATTCTTCTTGATAACTTCCAGAATCATATTTTAATCTTGTATCATTTGGAATATTCATTATTTCTATTATTAACAATTATTTATTTTTAATGGTGGTGGCAGTGGTATTGAACGATACATTATTGATTGACAAGAAGGTAAATGTTTCATTTGTGAGTCAATCGGCTCTGTCTTATCATTTGTTATTATTCCATTATCGCTTGGAGTATATAAATTATCAGGACATTTTGAAATTATTCGGGTTTGCCCTCGTAATTCACTGTCTAAATCTACTAAATTACCCTTGATATGTGATACTGCTGTTCCACCAACTAAACCTAATTGATGCATACATTTATTTCCATTTTCATATCTATATGGAGATAATATATATCCTAATGTATCAACGCTTGATTTTAAATCAACTTTATATGAACAATTATCATATTTAGTTCTATTAAAACTCATTACTTATTCTATTATATTATAATAATATAATATAATATAATATTAATAGATTAATTATTTTTATTAAAATTTAATCTATTAATATATGAACGTGTATCTTCACCGCCATTTGTCCATATCGGAACTATATGTTCAGGATTTTGAATATCCTTTAAACAATCAACTAATGGTATTGGTTGATTTATTTGTTTTTCCATTATTGTTTTTTTACAAGAATATGATTTATTTCCACCATTTCCATAAAAACCGGAATCAGAACCTGATAATATATCCAATTCTGAATTTATATCACCTAACGACCCCCTCATTGTAGGACCTGCTTCAAATAATCGTGTAAATAATTGTAATTTACATCGGTCTCTTGTTAAACTTTCCTTATTATTTATTAAACGACTATGATTATCAATAAGGCACGCATCGGATAATCCATATCCTGGACGACCTCTCAAATTAACATGGTCATATATAAATTCAGGTAAACGAACATTCGGGTCAATGCAATCAACTAATTGTGTTGAATATGTATGATAATCATTTATTTTTTTATTACCATAATTTTTTGATTCTTCCCAACATGCATCCGAACATATATTATTTTGTTTATCAAAATATGTTGCCATTATCTAATTATAAACTTATATTATATTATTATAACACTGAATACCATTATTTTCTTTACATGTTTTATCTTTATAATATAACCATTTTTCATATGATTGTCTATCATTTGGTATAGTTGTTGATGGAACTGTATAAAATTGTCTTTCTGAAAATTTACGTTCATAAAAATCATTAATATCTTTATAAACATTCTTTTTAAAATATGTATTTATATTATCATTTATTATTTCATTATTAAATGGACATGCTTTAATATTATTATTATTATTAGAATAATCAACGATTGACGGATTCATAAATGGATTTTCAACTGATGGTTTAACACATATTTTATTATCATAGAAACCTAAATTACGATTACTTAATGTTTCATGTGTATCAATCTTAACTTTCTCATCATATAAATAAATATAAAATAAAAAAATTAATAATACAATTCCCAATAATATAAATATTATATTTTTAAAAATTAATGCAAATATTAAACTTAAAAATATTATTAAATTAGATATTGCTAATAGTTTATCTTTAAAACTCATATTAATCAATGGTATAATATTTATCATCATTATATTCTATAAAATATGTTGAAAAGAAAAATAAATTAATTATTTAGTTATTTAGTTTTTGTTTAAGTTGTTGTTTTTTAAGAAGGTTTCTTAATCCCTGATTATTCACACCTGTTTTATGTTTATTTCCTTTACCTCCTCCTCCACCAACTCCACCACCACCATTCATCATAGCCATCATATTCATCATAGCTGACATATCAAATCCACTTGAACTATTTGAATTATCATCCGGATTTGCACCTCCTCCAAATAATCCTGGTAATAATGATGCAAATTTCATCGCATCTTTCATTATTGCTTCTTGTGATAATTCACCACTTGATATTTTATTTGACATTTTCTGACTTACATTTGTAAATAATTCACCAAATCCACTATCCGGTTTAGAAATAGCCTTAAAAATGTCTCCCTCGTTTGCAATTGTTTCCTTAATCTTTGTTAAATCAACATCATCAATTATTTCTTTAGCAATCTTTCCAATTGTAGTATCTTTAAGACTATCCATACCGCTAAAACTTGAATTTGATTTAAAATTATCAATCTTTAGTTCATTTAGGCGAGATAATACTTTTTTAATATCAGCATTTTCAATATTAACTTCAGTTTCTGTCTCTTTCTCATCTGATACCGATTGAAGATTTTTAAGAATTAAAGTAATTTGTTCCTCTGATAATTCATTTGTATATATATATAAAACACTAAGATAATGATGAGATATAAAATTATTTCTTAATAGTTTAATAATATCCTTAATACTTATGTTTTTATAAATTTCAACTGATGTTTTTGTATCATCTTTAAACCATTCATCACATGTTTCCTTCTCAAGAGCTACATATGAAGCCCAAAATTCACTTGAACATTTTTCCTTAAAATAATCAATATATTCAGCCGAAGTCTTATCATACGTTTGATAATTATCCTTTATTGTTTTTAAAACTCGTTTAGCAGTCTCACTTTTTGTCCTATGTTTCTTTGCTACATTTTTAAGTTTCTTTAATAGGTCTATATAATACTGATTAAATATATAAGTAGATGTAAGCGTATTCATTATATGTTTTATTTTAATTAAATATCCTTAAATATATTTTCCCTTTGTTTTTGTAATTCGTCAATTGAAGGTAATTTTTTTGATGATTTCTCTGATTCCAATTGTGCAGTATTATTAGTATTATTAGTATTATTAGTATTATTAGTATCATCGGATATAATTCCCCATTTATATAATTTATCGTCATTAATATTCATTGAATTTATATTATCATCCGTGATATTGCTAAAATTATCAGATGATATAGCACCTAAAGTAAATGACATTGGTTCATCGATATTTTCTTGTTTATTTAAAGGAATAGGAGAATTTATTGATGATGATACTTCTTGTTTTTCCCTAGTATTACTATTTGCAAATAAATAACCTCTATTTGGTAATAATAAGTAGTCAAATACAGCTTTTCCATATATAATTTCTTTTGATGGCATAAACATTAAAGCAGGAACAGCTTTTATTTTATGACTAATTTTATTTACAATTGCATCAATAACAACTAATTTTATTGTTTTTTTGGTATCGTGTCTTTTTATTGTATCTAATAAAACCGCACAATGTTGGCATGTATCACTATAAAATAATATCATTTATTAAAATAATAATAAATTAATATAATAAAAATTGACATAAAATTAATATCATTTATTTTAAATAAGTAATAAAAAATGTTTAAGAATTATAATTATGAATCTAAATCAGGCAAACATTCGTTTGATATTGATAATATAGATTTATCTATAGCTAATAGTATTAGACGTATTATTTTAACTGAAATACCTGTTGTTGGATTTTATGGCGAAGATGAACCTTCTATTGATATTATTGCAAATACAGGACCTCTTCATAATGAATTTATGAAACATAGAATTGGATTAATTCCCATAAATGTATCGGAAGAAATTACAGATACTTATATTGATAATGATTATAAATTTGAATTAAATGTTATAAATGATACATCATCAACTATTAATATTACAACTGCTGATTTTACCGGAACTTATAAAGATGTTGAATTAACAGTTAATGAATTAAAAATTTTATTTCCATCTAATCCAATTACAAAAAATAATATATTAATTACGAGACTAAGAGCAGGAGAAGAATTAAATTTAATTGCAAGAGCAGTTAAAAAAACAGCTAAAGCAAATGCATCATTTTCTGCTGTTTCATTATCAAACTTTTATTTTATTGAAGACAAAAAAGAATCAGATAAACAAGATAATATTCTTGATAAACATCGTTCATATGTTAAAAATATTTATGGTGACCCGACTTTATTGAAATTTGAAATTGAAACAGTAAATAATTTATCATATTTATATTTATTCTCTACCGCTATTATTATACTTATCAATAAATTAAAATTATTAATCACTAATATTGAAGCTAATGAAATAATGATTGAACCTATTCCAAATAATCCATTTTCAGTAAATTTTCATATCGAAAATGAAGATGATAGTTTAGGAAATGTTATTCAATCTCTATTACATAATAAATATATCAGACAAACTAATAAACATAAAGGAATTAATTGTTCATATGTCGGATATATATGTCCTCATCCCCTAAAACAATTAATGATTGTCCGATTAACTCTTGATGAACAAACAGATACCGAAAAATTTAAACAATTCTTAATTGATAATTGTTATGATATTATCAGAGAATTAGAAAGTATTAACACTGAATGGATTAAATTCAATGAAAAACAAAAAGGAAAGTAAAGAAATTAAAACATAATTACAGGTGTTTTATAAAAACATAAAAATTTTGCACAATCACCACTGAAAAATTGTAATACAATACCATTGATATTTGATAATGATGTTAGTGTAAATGTTCTAATTGTTTTAGGAGTTTTATTTTCAGTATCTTCTTTGTTTTTATCACTCTCAATTGGTTCATCACTAATTTTATAAATATTAAACGGACTTCTACCATCCTTTACCATATCAAAAATAACTTTTGTTTTTTTTTCAATTTCTTCCGTTACTTCAACTTCCACAGTATATTCAAAATAATTCATAATAATAATAATATATATTATAATTCTTTAAGTAATTTATTATATAAATTATATTCTATTGCGGAATGAACTAATTTCTCATTTGTATCATATATAAAACTATTCATATCATATTTATATTTAAATTCAGGTTCAAATTCATGATAATTATCTTTATTTTTATCAAATGTATCATATTTATCAGTTATATTACATTCATTAATAACACCGATGACTTTTGCCATAATTACATTATTATAAATTCCATTTGTGATTACTAATATTTTTATATGTCTTGCTAATGGTTTATTTTTTCTATATATTACTAATTCAATATCTAATAATAGAGTATTTGGATTATTAATATCATATTTATATCTTTTTAAACAATGATTTATAATCTTAAATTTATCATCATTATCATTTGGCAAATCAAAATATTCATTTGTTATTATTACATTAAAATACATCATAAATTTATTAAAATAATTATCTAATAAATGTTTGTTAAAATTTGGTTTACTCCATTTATTAGACCATTCAATCCCCTCAATTGTCTTAATTATTTTTTCATTATTAATATTAAAAATATTATTAAATTTATCATCCAATTCGTCATTTCCAAAATCATAATAATTATTTTTATTATTGTTCACTATGATATCATATGGCATTACAGAATAAATATTATTTCTTTCCCATGAATATATATTTGTATTTGTATATTGTTTCGTTGCAAATGTTTCAATATTTATATTAATAATATAATAAAAAATAAATAATATTATAAAAATTATTAAAATTTTGTCTAACATCTATAATATAAATTATATTTAATTTATAGAGAGTATATTCATGATATTTATAATAATATTATTATATATTTTAATATTATTGTTAATTTTCCTTATAAAACCTTCAACTATGTTTGATATTCATGGCAATATAAAAACATATAATTCCAAATCATTATTAACATTAGATATTGTATATCCTATTATCGCATTATTATGTTATTATTCATTTCTTGTTATAAAAATAATATTAATTTCTTAATTAAATAATGGATTATATTAAAGATTGGATATTAACACCTCGTAATAAATTATCATATGACTCTTGTTTGTTTATAACCGGTAATTCCGGAATTGGTAAAACATATAGAATAAATAAATTATGTTCTGAACTTAATCTATTCATCATTAATATTAATAGTTATAATTGCTGCACGTCAAAACAATTAACTGACTTATTATTTAAAGCTTTTGTTTCATCATTAATTCAACAATTAACAAATAATACACAAAATAAAATTATTATTATTGATGAATTTGAGACATTATTATCATTTGACAGCACTATGAATATACATTTATTAAATTTTTTAACAACATGTCATAAACATATTCCTATTATTTGTATAGTTTCAAATAATATTAAATTAGGTGAGATAAAAAAACAATGTATTTTATATGAATTACCATTATTAAATAATAATGAAATATATGATATTTTAATTAAATATAAACCGGATATTAATTTAGCTGATGTTATAAATACTGCAGTTCAATATAATTATAATATTAAAACATGTATTCAAGTAATCACAAATACATATTATAATAATAATGATAAAATATTAGATATTACGGAATTATATGCTAATAATTTTAATAGAGATAATTTTAAAAGAATTATTAATAAAGACCAATGGTTAATTCCGCTTAAATTTCATGAAAATTTAATTATTGAATTAAATAATAGAAATGGTTTAAAAAATGTTAAAAATTTATTTTATAAAACTTTTATATCAAACTTTTGCTATTTTGATATTATCATGAATAAAAATAATGAAATTGCAATTGATTATTTTATCAGTGTTATTCATACATTATTTTTATTTAAACATAAAAATAATAAAATGCATTCATTAACAAATTTTACAAAATTATTAAGTTATTTATCATTACAAAAAAAAAATAATAAAAAAATATATAAATTATTAATTCCAAATAATCATTTTAATGGTAATTATCATTTAAGTATTATTAATAGAAAATTTATTTATTAATAATAGATAGTTAAATATAAATAATGAGTGGAAGTAGTTCATCCTATTTTACAAGCAATCCAATTTTTGATACATTAAGAAAAGATGGAATTGTTAATAGTGCATCAAATAGTATCACTCGTTTATATGAAAATGCTTTTAATAATAATAGTTTATTTATTGGATTAGTTATTGTCATTATAGTTGCCATAATAATTGCATATGTTTTATATACATATTTAGGCAGTAAATTATTTTCTAAAATTAAAAGTGTTGTTAGTGATACTAAAGTTCCCGTTGTAGGAACTAAATTATCAAAATTTACCGCTGATTTAGCAAAAAATGCAAATGGTAGTCGCAAAAGTTATTCATTCTGGGTTTATATAAATGATATGACTAAATATAAAGGTCAATATCAAACAATTGCCGCTGTTTCAGCTGATGGAGATAATGAATATAAACTTGCTTCTTGTTCTCCATACATATTTTTAGATAAAACTAATAATACTATGTATATTCGTTTTTCAAAACTTGAAGATGATAGTTTTAGAGAAATTACTAATATTTCATCAATAAAAGATTTACATAGGTATTTAAAATCTGGTATAGTAATTGACTATGTACCATTACAAAGATGGGTTCATATTGCAATTGTTTGTAATTCAAATGCATTTAAAACTACATTATTTGCTTATGTAGATGGAGATTTGGTAAAATCAATTTCTGATAGTGAACCATTTACTCTTAAAGGTTATGAAAATCATTATCATAATGAAGCAAATAAAACATGTGAAGGAGGAACTATTACCGATGATAATAATAAAACAGTTATTTGTCGTGGCAGTGAAAAATCTGAATTAAATAATTTAAATTTAAATACTACTGGATATTTATATGTTGGCAATAATAGAGATTATAAATATGGCGTTGGTCCTGGTTTTTCAGGTTTATTATCATCATTTACTAGTTATAATTATGAATTAAATCAACAAGATATTTATGGAATTTATAATAATGGTCCTGTAACAGGATTTTTAGCTAAATTAGGATTAGGTTCATATGGTATTCGTAATCCTGTATATAAATTATAATATATATTTAAATTAGATATGATAAATACAATTATTCAAATTATATTATCTATATTTTTAATTTCTATAATGGCATTTATCGGTTATTCAGTTTATAATAATGAATTTCTCAGTAATATAGTTTTAACAAATACAAATAGAAAAATAACTAAGATATTTACAGGTATTCTAGATTATTCTAAACAAAAAGATATAGATTTTGAAACATATGATAAAAATGATTATTCATATTTAGATATTAATCCATCAATAAATCAAAATGGTGGCGCTGAATATTCATATAATTTCTGGCTATTTTTTACATTTGATAGTTCTAATGACACAATTATATATGATGCTACTGATATTCATAAAAAATTAGAATCTACTTATAGAAATCCTAATAATACTGTTCATAATTCTACTAAATATATAATTTTATTTTATAAAGGTGAAAAACAATCAGTTTTAATATCAAATAACTATGGATATGAATGTGATTCTAAAGAACATGTTATTGAGCCTACAATATTAGTTAAAAATCCATTAATAAAAATTCGCAATGATGCTAAAGAAATTGTAGTTGAATTTAATAATATTAATTATCCGGAAACTTATAATGCAAATAATAATATAAAAATAGATTGTAATAATACTGATGATTTAAATTATAAAAGAAATGCTAATAAATTTGGAATTAAGGATATTGACGTAGCTAATTATAAAGATAAATTTAATATGGTTACAGTTGTATTTAAGGAACAATCTAAAAATGATAATTTATTTAATTCAAATAAATCAAATTGCAAAGTTTATTTTAACGGTGAATTAAAAGCTGATAAATTAGCAAATACTAATTCAATGATTGATGATGAAATAAACAGTTTTAAATCTAGAGTTATGAAAAGTAATTTAAGTAGATTACATATAAATCCTAGCGATAATCAAGAGATATCTGAAATAACATTGTCTGATAGAATTACTAAAGTACCTGCATTACAAATGGCTGACTTAACTTATTATAATTATGCTCTTAATAATACAGAAGTTAAACAATTATATAATAGTGGATTTAATAAATATAATGCAACATTTAAAGAAATAAAGGTTATAAATAAAGATATTATTAAAGGTTCTAATTCTGATAGATATAAAATTAATCCTATATAAAAAAACAAAAATATTATTAAATATTAATAATGGGCGGTGGTCTTTTACAATTATCAATAAATGCAGGTAGCATAAGTAATGAAGTATTTTATAATCCTCAAATTAGTTTTTTTAATTATGTATATAAAAAACATACTAATTTTGCAATTGAAACAAATACATATGAATTTGCTAATAAACCAGAAAATATTACTAATATGCATATTGCTGGTCCTTATAATGTAAAATTAAATGCAAGCTCGGATATTGATTTATTAAAATCAATTTGTTTTGCATTTAAATTACCTAATGTATATTCTGATAATAAATTTAAATTCAAATGGGTTGAAAATGTTGGTTCTCTTATTATTAAAAATGCATCAATTCATATTGGTAATGTTGAAATTGATAAAATAACAGGTCAATGGTTAATAGTATGGAATGAATTATCAATGCCGGTTAAAGATAGTTATAATACAATGACTGGTAATATTGCAGAATTAACAAATCCAAGAAAGACAGAAACAATATATAGAATTAGAAATAATATATTATCTGAATATGATTATCCAGCAAGTAATAAAAAAAATAGTGATAATCCATCAATAAAAGAAAGATTTATTTTAGTTCCTTTGCCATTTTGGTTTAGCAAAAATCCTAATTTAGCATTTCCAATAATAAAAGTATTTACATCATATGATGTTTATTTAAAATTTGAATTTGAAAATATAGAAAATTTATATACAATTTATTCTGATATTTATAATATGAATATTAGTCCATCTTATTATAATGAGTTAAATAATCTTAATCAGGACTCTAAAATTACAATTAAAGATTTTATTATAGATAATAATTTTACTGCTCATGTTGATGTTACATTTATTATTTTAGGTGTAGATGAAAGAAACTTACTTATTTCTAATCAAAAAGAATATTTAATTGAAACTGTATCTGATAATAAATCTGAATTTACTGCATTTGGTGATAATTCAACTGTTGTAATTGATGTTAAATCACAATTATTAGTAAAAGAAATAATATGGACTTTAAATAGAGCTGATAGTATTAAAAATTTTAATGATATATTAAATTATTCATATTCTATACCAAGAAATAATGAAAAAAGTATAATGAAAACTGCTAGTATAATGTGGAATGAAACTTATACAAGAGTAGCTGAAAAAGATTCATATTATTATAATAATTCACAACCATATGAATATCATACTAGTATTCCAAGACAAGGTATTTATAGTTATAGTTTTTCTTTATTTCCTGAAAAATGGTTTCCATCTGGTTGTTATAATGAAGGTTCTGCTCAGTCAAAACTAAAATTAACATTAAATAATTATACTCCAACTGTTTTAGATAAACTTCATTATGATAAATTTAAAAAAAATTATAAAATATCAGATACTAATAATGATATTATAATAACTGTATATACAGTAAAATATAATAAATTAAAATTTAATATTTCTGGTGGATTTGGTTTAAATTATAATAATTAAAAATTAATTATTTTTATATAGAAGAATGGATATAATATTATTTATTATTATTATAGTAGTTATAGTATTTATTTATTATTTAATCAATACTATAAAAGATTTGCAAATTGAAATTAAAACAATGTCAAATAATTGTTTTATTAAAAATGATAAAAATACGGACGATGATAAAAAATCTGATAAACTTGCAAATAAACCATCTGAAACAATTGATGTTAAAATTAAAAATGATGTTGTTTCATTATTAGATTATTTAAAGATGTATTTTATTTAAGAATAATTTGTAATTATAATTAATATGCCTCGTAAAAAAACTATACAGGATGCAACAGTTATTAAAAAAACAACAAAAAAAAATATAATTGATTCTATGATTAAAACAACTGATAATGAAAATACAGATATTATAATTCAATTACCAATATCTCAATCAAAAATAAACACAATTATTAATAATGATAATCAAGATAATAAAATACTTGTTCCAACACCATATGAATCTAATTCTTATTTTATGAATGATGCTGAAAATATTTCATATGATACTAATACTGAATATCAAACAACATATTCAAATAATAATAATAATTCACATTGTTTTTGGTGTTGTCATAATATTGATAATATCGTTTATGGTATGCCTTATAATTATGATATAGTTAATGATAGTTATTTTGTATTTGGGTCTTTTTGTTCATTACAATGTGCAAATGCTTATAATTTTTCAGTACATGGAAGCAGTGATAAAGTATGGGAAATTAATAGTTGGATACAAATGTTGGGGAAAAGATACGGATTTACAAATACTATTAGACCAGCGCCATGTAAATATTTATTAAAAATGTTTGGTGGAAATTTAACTATTGATGAATTTAGAGAAGCACACATTAAATCCGATAAAACATATATTTTAAATATACCACCAATGATTTCTATTAATAGCAGTTCTGAAATATTAAATACTTCTTATTTAGCTAAAATGTCCGAGAATAAAAAAAAGAAAATTTGAAAAAAAATGATATAAAAAAATGATTTAAATGTTTAAATCATTTATATATTTGATAATGGAAGACCAAATTTATTTTACTGATTATAAAGTAAGCACAATAACATGTAATGCTGATTTAGGTATTTATGTAAATTTAGATATTTTATATGAAAATTTTGAATTAAATGATAAATTTATATGGATTTATTATCCAAAAATAACAGATAGAGCAAATACAAGAGGTATATATCCAAAGAAAAAAAGAGCATCTAAAAAAGATAGTGTTAAAAAGAATTTATTTGATAATCAAGTTACAACAATTTTTAAAATGAGTGATATTTATTATCCAAATTTAAAAATTTTTAAAAATGGTAATATTCAAATTACTGGCATTAAAGAAGAAATAATTGTTAAAGATATCATTGAATTAATTATTAATCAAATTAAAAAGATTTATGAAACTATCCCTGATATTATTGTTAATGATAATATTGATATTATCGGATTTAATAAATTTGTTATCAGAATGATTAATACTGATTTTAAATCTTATTTAAATGATACATTAGAAACTAAATTTTTAATTAGACGTAAAATTTTACATAAAATTTTAATTAGTGAAACATATAATAATAAATGTAGTTTTGAACCAGGTAGATATCACGGTGTTAAATTAGAATATTTCTGGAATTCCAATAAAGAAAAATTAGATGGTATTTGCATATGTCCTAAACATTGTTTCGGCAAAGGAACAGGACATGGTGAAAATAATTGCAAAAAAATAACAATAGCTATATTTGAAAGTGGTAGTGTTTTAATTACAGGCGGAATATCATTTGAACAAATTAATGAAGCTTATAAATATATTACAAATATTTTAAATATTCATAAAAATGAAATACAAAAATCTGATTTAAATTTATTATTATTATAATATTAAATCTATTTTTTCTATTATATTGTCAAATCCATGGATAGTTTCAAGATTATAATACATCGTATATTCTTCATTCTGATATATTATTTTTATTTTTATTAATTTGTCATTTTTCTTAAATGAACGATTGCAAATTAATATATCATCATTATTATCATAATAATCATCATAAATATCTAATATTTCAAAATTATTTATATTTCTTTTTTTTATAATATAACAATCAATATATTCAATATTTTTATAATTAAATAATTCAAATAATTCTAATTGTATTTCATTTTCATCGGTAAACGTATTATCATTATAAATTAACTTAATTACATCGTCCCCTTCTTCAATTAATTTTAATTTATGATTTATACCCTGTATATTTATAACATAATTATGAATATCTCCATCATTTGTATAATCAATATTTAATGATACAATTTTACAATTATTTTTTATAAATAATTGAATGTCTGAAAATTCCATTTGTTTTTATTATGACTATTTTAATTTTTTAAAATATTATGTCATTTTTTTATATAAAAAATTAATATCTATTTTTAAATAATATGAATAGATCCATATATTTTGCATTACTTACAATAGGTAATAATATCATTTACAACTATTATTTAGTTTGTTATATGATTTTTCCTAGTTATTTTAAAAATACTATAATTAATATTAAAAAAACAAATGATGTTTATTATAACAAAATGATGTTATTATCTTTTACAGATGATATCTATAATAAATATCAAATTGATTTAATTGATATTCATAAAAATATAATGAAATGTTTGAATTATACTAAAAATAAAACTAATGATGATGATAATATTAGTTATATGAGCGATATGAGCGATATGAGCGATATTAGCGATATTAGTGATTTTTGGGATGAATGACAATGATTATTTTGATTTGGTTATTTTATGTGAATTATAATGTTCTAAAATAGTATCACATAAACCAAATTTTTTACAATCGGTTGAACTAATAATTGAAAATTTATTATTAATATCATTAATTTGTTTATCAGTCATTTTTGTTTTTTCTTTTAATATTTTAGAAATAAATCCAAATATTAATTTAGTATTTTTTATATTATCATTTAATAATAAACTTGTTTTATTATAATAATTTAATATATTACAAACAATATATGAATAATCAAATATAAAAATATGGTCACAATATAACATTGGTATTAAATCATCAATACTTATTGGATTATCAATAATAGCATATGTAGGCACTTTTAAATTTACAATTCGAGGTATCATATTTAAAGTTTCAAAAATATTATTTTGTAAATTATCACTATCTGTTGTACTACATTTATTTTTTCTAGCATATATTATAACCGGTGTTAAATTATCCTCAAATAATATTTTATCCAATTTAGCAATTGCACTAGAACATGATATAATGATGCTATTACTATCATTAATTAATTCTTCTATAGTTAATTTTGTCTTAATATCTTTAGGTTTGTCTTTTTTATTAATTTTAATTATTCTATCTACAATACCTTTTTCTAAACAATAATCACATTCTAAAAATATATCATGTTGAATAATATCCATTAATTCATCTTTTTTAAATTTGGTTCTTTCTAAATACATTTCAATTATTTTTTCAAAATATGAATCATATAAATCTATCATATTTTTTAATTCTCTTTGTTTTTCTCTTATAAATAATCCACTTACTGAATATTCATGTATTAAACAAAATGCATATTCTGTCGTTAATCTATAATGACTATTTATTGCTAAAAATGTTGCTGCTGAACAACTGTAATTATCAATTATAGTTGCAATAGGTAATGAACTTATTGAAAATATACTCATTAATCTCATTCCCGCTGTTACTTCACCTCCATATGAAGAAATATGTATTAATATTGGTTTTGGTTTAATTACTGCACCCGATGGCAATATTACATTTTTATGAGCATCTTTTATATCTTCAATTAATTTATCAACCGATTTATCATTAACATCATCATTAAAATATATATGAGTTAATTTATTACTGAAAAAATCTTCATCAGACATTTTTTGAAATACGCTAATATCAATTTTATCAATATTAGTTTTATTATTCATTATCTATATTTTATGATTATTTAAAATTATTATTTCATATTTATATATATATAATCATATGTTTTACTAATATAAGTTTTGTTTTTATTATCATCATTTATATAAGTACTAATCATTGCTTTATAATATTCATATATATTTACATTTAGAATACTCATCATAACTATATAAATTAATATTAAATAAACACTGAAGATTACATCTTCTATTTTAAATCTTAATGGAAATTTTATTATTAATAAAATTGGAATAATTTTAATAATAATATTAATAATAAGATATTTGAAAAAATTATAATATGATATTTTATATATTATGAAATAAATTAACTGTATAAATGGAAATATACATGCTATTAATAATAAAAATAATGGATTATATTTTGTAAATCCTAAATAATATAATATAAACCATAATAATATCCAAAATGAAAATACTTTAATCATGTATTTAAAGATATATCTATATATATGATTTTTAATAAATGTTATATATATCACATGATACTGATATTAAAAATGAATTAAATATTAATGATTTATTATCGTTTTATGCAAATAACGATGAAATTGAATTAACATCTGATATTATTACTATTATTAAAAATATGGTTAAAATTGATGATAAATGTATGATAATAATGCCTTATGATATTCAATTATATAATAAGGAAAATAAAGATTATATTTATAATAGGGAAATTTTATTAAAAACTTGTGATGTTAAGGATGTTATATATTTACCTCTTGGTATTTGTAATATAAATATAAAATTATGTATTTTAAATTTCATTAAAAAAAGAGATGAAACGTTTATTTATAATAATAAAAAAATAACAACTATTCATCAAACACAAAATATTAATTTTCATGAATATAATTCTTTTACAAATGATAAACATTTATTAATAACTGTTCCAATAAATAAAATAAAAAATAATAATTATTCATTTAATTATATTGATTATATTCAAGATACATCAATATTTACAAATGATACTTTAATTTATAAAACAATTGATGAAATTGCTTTAATCGAATATGGAAATAAAAATAATAATAATGATAATAATAATAATAATAATGATAATGATGAAAAATATAAAATTTATGGATATAAAAATAAAAGAAATGATATGAAGAGCAATAATTATAATAGAGAAGGCTTTAATATTATTATAACTAAATATGAAGTAGCATTAACAACTGAGAAAATATTTTTAAATAATTATGGGATATCATTAAAACCAAAATCGGATATAATATTACATAAATATTTAGGTTATTATTTATTTTATAATTATAAAGATATTAATTTAAAAACCATAAAATCTTTAGAAATTGAAATTCCATCTTTAGAAATTCAAGAAGAAATTATTAAATATTTTGATAATATCCATAATACAATTTCTATTTTGGAAAAAGAAATATTTGATTTGCGAAAAAAAGATTTAAAGATTTAATTGATTATTAATATTATAAAATAAAGAACCCTCGATATGTCAAAAGAAGATAATGTAGGCATTGGCATTGACCTTGGAACAACTACCAGTTGTGTTGCAGTTTGGATTGGTGATAGAGTTGAAGTTCTTCCTGACCATCAAACCGGCTCACGTATTATTCCTTCATATGTAACATTTACTGATGATGAGAAATTAGTAGGTGATGCATCAAAGAATGTTTCAACAATGTATCCAAAAACTACTATTCATGATATTAAACGTCTAATTGGACGTAAATATGATGATGCTTATGTTCAAGCTGATAAAAAACTTTGGGCGTTTGATGTTGAATCTGACTCAAATAATAAACCGGTTGTAGTTGTTGATTATAAAAATGAGAAAAAAAAACTTTATGCAGAAGAAATCTCAGCTATGGTTCTTACAAGACTGAAAGAAACTGCTGAAGCTTATCTTGGTCATCCTGTTAAAAAAGCAGTTGTTACTGTTCCTGCTTATTTTAATGATAGTCAAAGACAAGCAACAAAAGATGCTTGCACAATTAGTGGCATGGAATGTCTAAGAATTATTAATGAACCTACGGCTGCTGCAATTGCTTATGGTCTTGATAAAATTTCTGAAAATAATAAAGAAAAAACCATTCTTATTTTCGATGAAGGCGGTGGCACTCATGACCTTTCAATTCTAAGCATCGATGGTGGTATTTTTGAAGTTAAGGCGACTGCTGGTGATACTCATTTAGGAGGTTCTGATATTGATAATATTATTGTTGATTATCTATGTGCTGATATTAAGAGAAAACATAATAAAGATGTTAAAGAAAATCCTAAAGCCCTCAAACGTCTTAATATTGCTGCTGAAAAAGCTAAGAAAAATCTTTCAACAACTACAACAGTACCAATTGAAATTGATTCATTGATTGATGGTATTGATTATACAACAACTATTAGTCGTGCTAAATTTGAACAACTAGCTGAAGGTTTCTTTAATAAATCACTTGAACCTCTTAATAGAGTTCTTCAAGATGCTAAAATCTCTAAAAGTGATGTTGATGAAATTGTTCTTGTTGGTGGAACAACTCGTATTCCAAAAATTCAAGAACTTCTAAGTAATTATTTTAATGGAAAACAACTTAATAAATCTCTAAATCCTGATGAAGCCGTTGCAATCGGTGCTGCAATTCAATGTGCTATTCTAACAGGTCAAGGAAGTTCAAGAACAAATGATTTACTTCTTCTAGATGTTGCCCCTCTTTCTCTTGGAATTGAAACAAGTGGGGGAGTTATGACTAAGATTATTGAAAGAAATACAACAATTCCAACTAAAAAATCACAGACTTTTTCAACTTATTCTGATAATCAACCAGGAGTTGATATTAAGATTTATGAAGGTGAAAGAGGTTTTGTAAAAGATAATAATCTTCTTGGTTCATTTAATCTAAGTGGAATTCCACCAATGCCTCGAGGACAACCTAAAATTGTAATTGATTTATCAATTGATGTTAATGGCATTCTTGAAGTTAGTGCAAAAGAAGAAAGCACAGGAAAAACCAATAATATTAAAATTACAAATGATAAAGGACGACTATCAAAAGAACAAATTGAGGAAATGGTTAAAAATGCTGAGAAATATAAAGATGAAGATGAACAAAATAGACAACTTATCGAAGCTAAAAATGAACTTGAGAATTATCTTTATAATACAAAAAATAGTCTTGCAACAAAAGCAGAAGGAGCACCTGAAAGTTTTGATGAAATCAAGGCTGAAATTGATCCAATTGTTGAAGAAGGTCTTAAATGGTTCGAAGAAAATCCAAAACTTACAATTGAAGATTATAAGAATAAACAAAAAGAATATGAAGATAAAATTAAACCTCTAATTACTAAACTTTATGGAGCAGTTCCACCAATGGGACCGGGTGGAGTAATGCCTGAAGGTATGACATCAGGAATGGGACCACCTCCATTTGCAACTTCACCACCTGAAGGGGATAAATCAGATATTAATGATTTAGATTAAAATAATTGAAGTTATTTTTTTTAGCAATAATAATTATTTCATTATTATTTCTTAAACGTTCTGATAAATATTCAATAACATCACCATCTTTATTAACGGCTTTTAAAGCTAATTCAAAATTATCTTTTAATTCTTTTTTTGCATAATAGATAGATGCAGGATATATATCTATCATTTTATCTATGAAATCTATATCAGATTTTAATTCATTTGATGCATATTTAATTAATGTTTCATCTTTTTTACAAATTGATAATATTAATTCTTTATTATTTTTATAATTATAATTTAAATATTTAATTATAATTGGCATTTTCTCTAAAAATTTAATTGTTATTTCATCAGTTAATAATAATTTCTTAATATTGATAATATTAATATAGTTTGGTTTAATTATTTTAACAATTTTATCAATTTTATCTATATCATTAATAAATCTATTTTTAAATAATTGAATACTTTTATAATTTATATTGTTATCAAAATATTTATCAATTAAATATAAATCATATATATGTTTAATGACATCCATATTATTAAATTTTTTCATCAATATCATTAATATAAAATTATTATCCATCTTCGATTATTATTATATATCAAATCTTTAATTTAAATTATCCATAATAATACAATTAACACTTACTCCTGATTGAGTTGTTACAACTGATAAATAATTATAATTATTTGTTCTTAATAAGAATACATAATTTGATGGTATTTTATCCAAATTAAAATTTTCAGGTGTTCCTGTTGCACATATATTTATCCCTGCAGGTCCATCTCCTGCTGCTGTTTTATTTGACATATAAACATTATAATTAAAAACTCTAGGTAAATTATTTGATAATAAATTAAAATAACCACTTGCAATAAAACAATTTATATTAAAAATTCGATATGAAGAAGTTCCATCTGATAAAGTTGAGTTCTGAGTATATTTAGTTAAATCAATATCATATTTATAATAAGTTGTTCCATTTAATGTTATAGGTGTTGAACAAGTTATTTGAAATCCATTCTTTTTTTGTATATTTGGTAAAACATTTGATGATAAATATTTATCATTTATTAATAATGGCTGAACTTGTTTACCATATATTTTAAGTTCTGAAAAATGTAAAAATGCTTGTCCAGATGTTGCAACTATTTTATTTATAACCCATCCAATATATTGATATGGAGTATCAATTACAGGAGTTAAAGTTTTTTCATAATATCCATTTGTTGTATAATCAGATGATACTAATCTTGTCATTTGTGAACCTTCTGTAATTTCAGTATAAGTTATACCATCAACTGAACCATAACATTTCCATTCACCAGGACTTCTTTTTTCTGTTCCATATATAAAAGTTGCATAAAATCTGAAACTTGTTAAAATAATACTTACAGGCAATTTAATTATTATCCAATCTCCATAATAACCATTTATATTTTTACCATTTGATATTATATATGTGCCATTACTTGTATCATAATTATTATTTTTCCATGCTGCTGTTAATGCTTCATCAGTATTATTAAATAATAATCCTTTATTATGTGTATTAACGCCATCAAATGATGATGAAGAATATATTTCATATGTTCCACTACCATATGTTATTCCTGTTGTATCTAATTGCATAACTTGATAATATACGGATTGAGATAAATATGTTGTAATTGTTTCAACTGATGCAGAATTATAAAGTTTTGGTGGATAAACTTGAGCAGATGAATAAGTATATGTATAATTATATAATTGATTTGATGATACATATGTATTTGCCAAATTATTAATTGATAATTGTCTATCTGTGATTTTATCATATATTGTTGATATATTTTTTCCACTTTCCTGTAATGATGATGCATTTAAAGAACCATTAACAGTTGCACCTGTATTATTAACCGTAAGATATGCTGTCTCATTAATATAAAATTTATGAGATGCACCAGGTGGTGTTCTATACCATAATTCAGATGCATTAATTCCAAATGAATATGGATGTGCACTAGCAGTTCCAGGATATAATATAATTCTATCACCATTTCCACCAAATATTCCTTGTGCCGGTGCTGCTACTTGAGTATTATTACAAATTAGTTTATTTGTTGTATTAATATTACTACTACACGAAACAATACCATTATCAATTGCAAAAACTTCTGATACTGTATCACTACCTGGAACATATGAAAGTACATTTCTAATACAAAATCGTGCATCATTTCCATCATCGTGAAAATCTAATGCTAATTTATATTCTCCAGTGCCAATTTGTCTTAAATAACACCAATCAGAACCTCCGTCTGCACTTTTAAAATTAATATATGTATTTGCTTTATTTCCAGTGTCAACTAATGTTGCTTGATTAAAAGCTGTTGAACCTGTAATTGCAATTCCTCCACCACAATCAATATTACCTGTACATGTAACATTGCCATTATCAACAGTAAAGACTTCTGTAATTGTATCCGGAGTATTTGTTGATGTAATACTTCTAATGCAAAATCTCGCATCAATATTATCATGAAAATCAAATGCTAATTTATAATTGTCGGATGTTCCTATCTGTCTTAAATAACAAAAATCATCAACAGAAGTTGAAGGTGCGAAAGAAATGTATGTGCTTTGCATATTTTCTAAATTAATATTACATGTATCATGAATAGCTGTTGAACCCGTAATTGCAATTCCTCCACCACAATTAATATTTGATGATGTTGTTAATATCGATGAAACAGTTAAATTACCTGTTATTGTTTTATTACCACTTGTTAATTCTACCGCTCTTTCTGCTGTTAAACCTTGCCATGAAGTCCAATTACCTACTTGTTTTCTTCTAACTGATAATTTAGGGAAATCTTCATATCTTCCAATTGCAAATTGCATTCCAAAAGATTTAGTACCACTAAAAGAAGAATAATCAGAACCTAAACCAATATACCAACTATAATATTGAGTATCAGTTCCTGGTCCATTCGTTGAACCAACAATAAATGTATAACCAAATTTATCAATATTATCAAAATTATTAAATGACAAATGACTTACTCCATTATTATTAAATAAATAGTTATTAATATTAGTTCCCCCAATTTGTAGTATTCCATTAATATTAACATTTGAAATAGCACCCCATCCCATATCACGACCTATAGTAATTCTATTTGTAGTATTTCCTTCATAATACATTAATGAAGCTACACGTTCCCCTGCATCATGAACTGCTATTTCTGTATTATTTAGACATTCCATCAATAATCCTGCTACATTAGTAGTAGTCCATTGACTAACACCACCACCATAATTAACATCAATTCCACCAATAGTTAAACTTCCTGGTTGCATTTTATTATTAATAACTGCATAACGAGTACCTGTATAAATATTTACTAAACCATTAATAATTGTATTACCATTATCGACTGTGAAAACTTCATTAATAACATCTGTATTAGATGTTGATGTAATACTTCTTATGCAAAATCTTGCATCAATGTCATCATGAAAATCTAATGCTAATTTATAATTTTCGGAAGTTCCTATTTGTCTTAAATAACACCAATCATTGCCACTACCAGCACTTTTAAAATTAATATATGTATTTGTTTGATTTGAAGATTCAACTAATGATTGTTGATTAAAAGCTGTTGAACCTGTAATTGCAATTCCTCCACCACAATCAATATTTGATGATGTTGTCATTGTTGTTGAACTTAATGTAAGTATATTAGTCTCGTTAACATAAAAAAGATGTTCTCCAATTGCAGTTGTTGCATAATATTGTATATCACCTGCAAATGGAGATGATGTTCTTGTATTTCCTGAAAGTATTATACGAGTATTAGTGACGCCTTCAGTATCAATTGTGCCTATTAATGAATAATCAGATGCCCCATTTGAAATTCTTAATCTACCACCTGCACCAACTTGTAATATTTGTGATGGATTTGTTGTTCCAATTCCTACATATCCATTTTCATTTATAAGCATTACTATATTTTCATCATTACGACTACTTGAAGATGTTATTGTTGAATATGTGTCAAATGCTATATTACCTGCTTTTAATCTAATTCTATCAGGTCCATTTGCTGCTCCTGTTACATCATTTCCTTTAAATAATAATAATTCAGTTTTTTCAGAACTATTATAAACTCGACTTTCTATTACACTATCATCATCAACCGTTGAATTTATTAATGATTTTATTGATATACCATCATTTTTATAATTATTTATAATTGTATTTAAATCAACCATTTCAGCATCTGTTAATGCTTCACTCCAAATCATAACACAACTTAACGCCCAATCACTTTTTTCATTAGTAATTACACTATTAATATTTAATCTAAAATTATTACCTCCTGATCCTCCTGTTTTTGTTGTTTTTCCTATTCCATCTACTAATATATTTCCTGGTGCTGCTCCACTATTTTTACCAATCATACATAACCAATCATCTATGTTTCCTTCTGAAGAAGATTCATCTGTTATCCATGCATGATAATATGCTTTACCTCTTTTAGCACTACCACTAATTCCCTGCCAATGACCATGAAGCCAATAATACGAAGGTGGCGCAGAACCATCTAATATTCTTTGTTTATTAGGACCTGTATATCTTGTTAAACTTAATATTGTAAAAGTTGATGGAATTGAACCAATAGGGAATAGAACAGTAGAACCTGTTGTTCCTGATATAAATGTTATTGGTCCTGTTGCTCCATTACCTGATGTTGTTGTTTTTATTACTTCTATTCCTGATAATGTTGCATCTTTTCCATTACTTATATAATTAGGTAATACGTTTGGTGATGAAGCATTATAATCTTCTGCAAAATACATAGCCCATGGAACTTTTCTTGAAAATATAGAATAAATAGAAGAATTAGGACTAAAAAATATACTTGCAGTTAAATTTTGATTATTTATATATAATTGTTGCGTTGTTATATTAGCACTTACATTTAAATTTCCAGATAATGTTCCACCTGATAATTTTAAATAATTATTATTAATATCTGTTATTATAACATTGGAAACATTGGATGCATAATTACTTGTGTTTGTTATTATAACATTGGAAATATTGGAAGCATAATTACTTGTATTTCTTATTATGACATTAGAAACATTGGATGCATAATTACTTGTATTATTAATATTTGTATTTAACGAATTTATTATTACATTGGAAACATTTGATGCATAATTACTTGTATTTGTTCCTGTACCTAATGTAAAATTTGAATTGTTTATTATTATTACATTTGAAATATTGGATGCATAATTACTTGTATTTGTTCCTGTACCTAATGTAAAATTTGAATTGTTTGTAATAATAATATTTGAAATATTGGATGCATAATTACTTGTGTTTGTTCCTGTTCCTGATGTAAAATTTGAACTGTTTGTAATAATAACATTTGAAATATTGGATGCATAATTACTTGTGTTTGTTCCTGTTCCTGATGTAAAATTAGAACTGTTTATTATTATGACATTAGAAATATTGGATGCGTAATTTGAAGAATTAGTTCCTAAAGCAATTGCTGCTAATTCAGATTGAAAATTATATAATTCTTTTCCAAATAATTGAAGTTCAGCAAAACATAAATATTCATTTGAAATAGTTTTATTAAATGTAAAACCAATATATTGATATGACGTTTTAAATGTTTCATTTAAAGATTTTTCATAAATTTTGTTTGCATTATAACTAGTTGATGTTAAAGCATTTGCAACTATATCATTAAAAGCTTCTGTTATTTCTGTAAAATTAATACCATCATTACTTCCATAGCAGCGCCATAAAGAAGGAGCTTGTGATACATATGATGTTCTATGAACAAATCTAAATTTTGTTAATATAATAGCTTTAGGTAATTTAATTATAATCCAATCACCATTATAATCATTTTTAATATAATTTACAGGTGTAAATGTATAATAACCTGATGACAAATTATAACTATTATCCCAATGACCACCTGTTTCTTCTGTTGCAAAATTGAATAAATCTCTTTTTCTTAATTGTGTTTGAATACCACTGGTATATATACTTGAAGAATATATAATATAATCACCACTTCCATATGAAATACTATCTGTATTTAAATAAATTGTTTGAGTATATACATTTTTACCTAAAAATGTTGTTGTTGTTTCATTAGTGCTATTATTATATGCTTTTGGTGGATATGGTCTTTCTGATGTGTATAAAAATAGCTCTTTAATATTATTTATATTGCTTAATAAAACATTAGATACATTGGAAGCATAATTACTTGTATTTGTGATAATAACATTAGAAATGTTAGAAGCATAATTACTTGTATTTCTTATAATGACATTAGATACATTAGACGCATAATTGCTTGTGTTTGTAATAATAACATTAGAAATGTTAGAAGCATAATTACTTGTATTTCTTATAATGACATTAGATACATTAGACGCATAATTACTTGTATTTGTTATTATGACATTAGAAACATTCGAAGCATAATTACTTGTGTTTGTTATTATGACATTAGAAACATTCGAAGCATAATTACTTGTGTTTGTAATAATAACATTGGAGACATTAGATGCATAATTACTTGTGTTTGTAATAATAACATTGGAGACATTAGATGCATAATTACTTGTGTTTGTTATTATTACATTAGAGACATTGGATGCATAATTACTTGTATTTCTTATTATGACATTCGAGATGTTTGAAGCATAATTACTTGTGTTTGTTATAATAACATTGGAGACATTAGAAGCATAATTACTTGTATTTGTTATAATAACATTAGAAACATTAGATGCATAATTACT